GTTGCTTTTTGTTTAGCCTGTTCTAATTGTGATTTAACAGTAGGAGACTTAGTAGTAGCGTATGCTCTTTCTAATCTGTTTGCCTCATTCCTAAACATCTGTGCATTCTGTGCTGCTGTAGTAGCCTTAGACTGCATATCTTCTACGTAACCTGTATAAGCATTATCTTTACCTATTTGGTCTAGACTATAACCAGCATCCATTTGAAACTGACGTAACTTGTTAGGATCAGTTGCAATGAAAGCTTTAAACTTCTCTGCTAAGTCTGCTGTGTTAAATCCTTCTACGGTTACCTTTTCAATATAAGCAGGTCCCATACCAGATTGCATATTAAAAGTCTCGTTTTGATTAGGCTTTTGAGTCTTCATAAACTCCATCCAATCTTTAGAAAGATCTACGTAAGGAGTATAGTCTTTGCCGTAACCGATCTTTTGACCTAACTTACCACTTTGCATATAGTCGTTAACGTCCTTCATATAGAAGTAGTCATTAACTGCACTACGTTCTCCAGGCTTCATCTTAGACAATTGTTCTTGCCTACGAGATACTTCTTTACCGTTAGAGATAGCTGTTAAGATATATTGATCTCTTTCTAAGGGTTTACCTACGTTTAAAACTGCTTGTACATTTGCTTTGTTAGAGAAGTCTAATCCTGCGCTTGAACTAATAGCCTTTACTAGGTTACCCATACTCTTATCAAAGTACTCTTTCTCTACGTCAGTAAGAATAGAAGAACGTAAGTTATGATAACTGTCAATGTTCTGTTGTACTTTAGCTACACCTTCATCATACATTTCTTGCTTTTTCTGAGCAAACTTTAATAGGTCGTCTGCTGGTAAAGGAGAAATATAATCTGGATATTCAAACTTTGTATGTTGTGCTGAAATTGGCATGGTTTACTTTTTAGATTTTTTGTACATTCCTTTTTTAGCTGTCTTAGTTGCTTTAGCATCTTGATCTTTCATATAATTATAATAGTCAAAAGCAGCTTTCATATTTGCAGGTAAACTCATATCACCTGTAGAATTAACATCATAGCCAGGAGCAACAATAGGAATACCCATAGCTTTAAGGTTTTCGTCTTGTTCAAATTTACCTCTTTTCTCTGTTAAACTAGCAACTGCTGCTAACTTTTCTCCAGACTGAGCATCTCTAGCTTGGCCTACTAAGTTATTGTATACACGATCAAAAGCCTGAGCATTAAACTGATCTGCTTGCATACTCATTTGTGCATTAGCCATATCAGCTTGAGAACGTCCCTGAGCATCGAAGTTTTGCTTAGACTGAAAAGCTTTTTGTTTAGCGTCTAATCCTGCGATGTAAGCCATGTTAGGATCTGCTCCTGATCTCATAGCTGCCATTCCCATATTATCAATGTCTTGTAACTCACTCTGAATGTTTAAAGTCTGAGGACGTACGTAAGGAGCGTCTACTTCAGGAATAGCATAAGAGTAGATTTCTTGTGCTTGAGCTAATCCCATAGCTTCAGGAATAGCTTGATACAAAGGAAACTGTCCTCTAGTGTATTTACCTGTTACTGGTTTTCCCACTTCACCAACAGGAGTTCCTCCAGTTACATCCTGTTTAGGGGTTTCTTCTGGGGTTTCTCCTGGAGGAGTTTTAGCTTTAATTGCATCATAATGCTCAAAGCCAAACATTTTATCATCGCCTTCTTGTGCCCTAAATTTATTTTCAGGTAAGTATTTTTGAAATGCAGGATAGAATGCTTTTTCTCTAAAGTAGTCATCAGCATATAATTTAGAAGCATCGTTTACATCATACCCTTCAGTATCCACCCCCATTAACTCAAAAGCTTTTTGACGAGTCTCTAATTCATTTAATTTTCCTGCCTGTTCTTTACCTATACTTTCTGCTACAATTTTCTTTTCGAAGTCTTGAGGAGAAAGTCCTGAATGGAATCCTTTAATACCAGGAGCTCCTTGCATTCTTGTATTAGATGTTTGAACTAAGTTGCTGATTCCGTAAGACTCAGCTGCCCTTGCTACACTAGTAAGTGCATCTTGATCTAAACCTGCAGGTACTTCTAATCTATAAGCTCCAATAGAACCATCTTTCTTTTGAAATCCGGGATCCCATTTAGCGTAGTTTCGAAGTTGTGGAGGAAGACTTGTAACATCTGGTTGAGGATTCTTTTTACCTCCGTCTTTCATATTAGCAGTAATTTTAGCTTGTACATAACCAGGTAATGATTTAAATCCTGGGTTATTGATACCTGCTCCATTCTTAGCTTCTACTTCCCCGTTAGAATTACCATTCATAATCTGCTGGTCTCTGAAGAGTTCATCAAGAATCTTTTGATTACGTTGCATCATAATACCTGCAGTATCCTTATCTACTTGTTTAGCAAAAGGATTCTCTAAGGTTTTCTTATATGAAGTAGTATCGTAGTTCTTAGCAATCTGAGCAAAGGTTTTCTTAGAGCCTTCTGGCTTTAAGTTGTTAGAGTAAACACGAGTTTCATCAGGAAGGTTTGTAGGGATACCTCCATTCTCATGAGAGGGTCCTTCAGCTATTTCTGTCTCTAAGTTTGGAAGTTGGATAAACTCTCCTCCTTCGATCTCTACATCGTTCATGCCATCACTAGCATAACGTTTATTTATTTTTGCACCCATTTCGGCTTTGATTGTAGGTTGATACTCTGTTCCACCACTAGTAGTAGGACCATACATAAAGTTATAGTCGTAAAGAGGTTTAGAGTTTTTTTGTTGAATTGATTCAGTTAATTTACGTTGATTTTCTAAGTCTTGATTATATGTAAGAGCTGCATCTAATCCTAGTAATCCAAGATTTAATGCATCTCCAAAGTCCTCTCCAAATTTAGGAAGTTTCTTTTTTGTTTTAGGATTATACTGAGAAGCTACTTCATTACTTACATCTTGAGCATCTTGTATACTTTCAGGAGTAGTAGTAAAATATTCTGCTTCATCTAAGGTTTGATCTTGATTACGTATATCTGCAGACATTCTATCTCCTATACCTTGACGTTCTGTAATAGGAGCAATAGAAGATTTTTTAGCAGGAGAGATTTCCAACTCTCCATATGCCTTTTCATACTCTCCTTCATTCTTAGGTTTGCCTAATCCCATCATATCTTTAGTGATAGGCTTAATCTTACTAGCTATCTCTTCTATAGTAGGATAGTCTTGAATAGGCTCTAGACCTGCTCCAGATATTTTGTCTACAGGTTCTTTCATACCTGATTGACCAAATCTCTTAAAAAGATTGTTTCTTAACATGTTTTAATGATTAATGTTATTAACTTAGTATGTTAATAAGTGCTTGAGAATAAGCTAGTTATACAAATATACAAGATTAATAAAAAAAAGCAAGGGGTAATTGCTTACCCCTGACCTCGTGATTTCTTTAAGTAGTTCTTACTAGACTTTAACTTTGAAGCTTTAGTTTTTGCTACTACTCCTTTTCTGCGGATCTTTGGTTTAACTTTAAACTTGGAAGCAGTAGAAGTTGATTTTGATTTAGATGCTTTAGCGGCCATATATTTAGTTTTAGTTTATTTAGTTTTTAGCACTTCCAACGTCTACGTGCTTGTCTGATTCTACTGTTAGGATCATTCTGTGTAGCTTGTGAGGATCTACGTAACTGACCTAATGATCTAGCACAATAAGACTTTCTACGATTAGCTGCTTTGCTACCAGGCTTTACCTTACCTGTAACCGCAGTACTTAGTTTAGATCCAGGATTTGCTCTACGATAAGCCATTACACCTTTCTTAGTCATACCTGCTCCTTGTTTAGTAGGACGATAGTTTGCTCCTGGACCTTTAGTAGTCTTAGCAATGTTTCCTCCCTTAGCCATGTAAGCAGCTTTAAGTCTGCCGCCTGCCATAAATTTGTAACCATACTTAGAAGCATCTTGTCTAGCTTCAGATACGTTTCCACTATTAGCTGCTACAAATCTTGCTTTAGCTACTGAGGTAGGCATCTTACCACCGTCAGCCATTTTAGCTTTAATCTTGCGTTCTTGTTTAAGCATCTCTGGAGTAGGCTTCTTTCCAGAACCTCTCTTAGCACGGATGTTATTCCATAAAGAATTTTCTACACCCAGTTTATTTAATTTCTTTTTCATATTATTACGTTTTTCCAAGTTTTACCTCTATGGATGTCTTTTACAGAATAGTAACTAAGTCCTAACATATCTGCAACTTCTTTTGGCTTATGTCCCAATTGTAGTTTTGTTTTTATCTTAACTACGTCTGACTCGGTCAATTTTGCCATACTGTGTGCTTCTCCAGATTTCCAATTCTTAGATAATAGTTTTAAGTGTTTGTTTTTGTATTCTGTATTTTGCCAGTTTTGTTTTTGTTGCGCAGACTTTGCTTCCTTGGTTTCTTTACTTCTCTTTATTCCAGTGTTACTTCCTGCAATCTTTGCCACGTTATACTCAGGCAATAAAGTATCTAAGTAATGTTGTTCTCTTGCAAGTAGGTCTTGAGTTTCACATTCTTCTATTATCTCTAATTTAAAATTGTCCTCTCCGTATTTAATAACTGCACGAATTAGAACAGTACAAGAGCTTTTATTTATTCTTATATGATTAAGGTGTGTATAATATCTTTTAATAAAGTTCTGGCTACTTCCTATGTAAAAATGACCATTAACTAGGTTGGTGATTTTATAAATAACTCCACTACGACTCTTGTTAGTGATGTACTTAGTTACCTGATCTTCTGTTAAAGACAACATACTATTTCTTTACTTTAGATTTTTTTAGGAAAGAAGATAAGTCATAGTTTACTTTTTCTCTATTAAATTGTTTAGCAAGTTTATTTGCTAACTGCAACCTATTAGCTTTACTCTTAACTCCTCTCAGGATACTTGCTACCCCATCAACCATCTCTTTATCGTCCTCTGACTCATCCTCTGATTCATCTTCATCTTCTGTCTCGACCTCTCCTCCATCTTTTAGTTTTCTACCTTGATACTTATAAGGCTTAGCATTAGATATATTATAAATATCGTTTACTACACTAATAGTATTCGCTTTCTTACCAGGCATAAGATCTAATCCTTGATTGTAATTATTACTATCAGCAGATCTAATAACAGATACAGCATTAAATCCTTTTCCTATGGGACCTGGAATATAGGATCCAAGATCTACCCCTAGATCAGTATAAAGGCGTTCATAGTTAGGACTAATAGTATCTCCAACTTTTGGTTTTATAGCAGGTCTAGGAGATGGGGTGTCTGTATACTGATTCTGAGACCTAGAGTACGGAGTGTAGGTAAGACCTCCATTAGGCATCTTACGTTTTTTAGAATTCTTATATGCACCCTTAAGCTTAGAACCTGAGGGTGCACTGGGAATTATAGAACCGTTTACTCCTGGGACAAACATAATTTAACGAAGTGGTTTACCTGCTTTGTATTTAGCTAAGCGATCCAATACTAACTTCTCATTAGCAGATACTCCCTTGTAAGGAGACATCTTAGAAGAGTTTTGCTTAGGAGAGTTTTTCTTATACTTAGAAAGGTTGTTGAATGCACTAGTAACATATGCAGGTTCCATTCTAGTATTTGACATCTGTTTTAAATTAGAAGCTGTACTCATAGGCTTCTTAGCTTTAATAGAAATTTCTTGCATACGTACTGGCTTATTCTGAGTTCCATGAATAGCTTCTAAGTCAGGACTTAACTTGGATTTACTAGCAGTTGTAGAGGTTTTAGTCTTAATATAAGACTCATAAGCCTTCTGTGTTTGTGGTCCCCAAGCTCCATCAGCAGCAATATCATATCCTTTATTCTTAAGCATTTGCTGATACTTCATTACTTTCTGTCTTTCAGGAGAAAGATTTGAACCTTCTAACTGGTTTAAAGTACTCTTAGCCGCCATGTTTAATGGATCAATTGGTTTTACTGTAGGCATATCCATCTCTCTAGGCATATCCATTTCCATACCATCTGCTCCTTTACGCATTCCTGCAAGAGTCTTTGCCAAGTTAGCACGCTTTACAGTGGTACTAGAAAACTTTTCTTTGTTGCTTAATACTTTATCACGGAATGCAGGTACAGACATACCAGCATTCTTAGCTTGTGCAGTAAAAGATCCTGGCTTTTTAATAGCAGACTGGATCCACTTGCCTCCTGATTTCATTTTCTTACCTCCGCAACTCATGCAGGTAGAGTAAGATTTCTTTAAACGGTTCATATAATTATTTAGTTTAGTGTCAATTGATATAAAGTAGAAGTAATCAAAGCAATGATCTCATCTACGATGTTTTGTAGGTGAGTGTTTTCGTTTCCAAATACATTACGATGCTTCATTACATAATCTTTCATGTAAGTAAGATGAGCTTTAGCATTCATATATTCTGATCCAGGAATCTTAAAGTTTAAGCGTTTTCCAATAGTTCCGAAGTATGCTTCTACTAAATCATCTAATAGACCAATTACTTCTGAGTAGTAACCGTCTAAAGCTTTGTGCTCACTAAACGAAGTTGTCTGTAAGTGAGCTAAGTGAATGATGTCCCTAGACTGGAATAACTGTCCCAGTACTATTTCGGGTTTAACTGTTGTGAAGAGTTCTTTTTCTTTCATGATATTATGGGTTGGTTTGGGTTATTTGAATGGTGTTAATA